ATTTTTAGCAACTATTTGTTTAATTTCATCTGTTGTTTTATCTTGATTTTTTGGATCTTTCATTTCAGTATAGAAACCGTTTAAGAAAGCAGTACCATATAAATTGTCGATATCTTTTTTATTAGCCATATCCCAATTATGAGATTGGTTATCTATTACTTCTTTAGATACTTTTTTCTCTTCTGCTTTAACGGCTTCTTGGAATATACTAACCCAATTACTAAGATGGTTGCTAGGTGTAGATACCATACCTAAACCAGCTTTTGATTCGTTTAATACACTTTTTGCTTTCAGAATATTAACAGTTTCATTATAGTTGTTATAATGATTGACATATTCTGGGAATAGGTGTCTTGCTTGTTTTAAGAAGTGGTTTTTATCACCTTTACCTTCTAAAATTTGATTATATTGGTCTTGTAATGTTGCCATTGTGTGTTGTTTTTTAGGTATAGAATAAGACGTTTGCACTTGTTGTATCTAATGAAGCACTAGTTACAAATAAAGGATAAAATTGCCCAACATGGAAAAATAAGCTTGATCCTGACTGCATTAGTGAGGATCCATTTGCATCTTTGAGTCCGGTAAAATGTGCTACTTGGGTTTGTGGGGCGGATGATGAATTAGGAAGGACTGAGAATCCTGCAAAAGAACCAGTAGTAGATTCTCCTTGTTTTAACAATAATGCTGATGGATTTACGGGTATGTTTGCCATTTATATTAATTTTTATTTAGTCTTTAAACATTTCAATTAAATCATCCAAATAATCTGCTGCTAGGTCAGTGCCATATAACACATTAAAACTTGGATTTTGTTTATATTCATCCATTGTTTTTTGTTTTGCTTTTTGCAACAATGGAAGTAATTCGTTTAATTTATTCTCAACAGTATCGAATCCTAAAATGCGACTAGAGATAAATTTTTTAAGTTCTGGGCTATCAACTCCTAATGTATTGATATATTCTTCAACATTAGTATCTTCTGATAGTGTTTGGTTTTCACCCCACACATAATCTGTATCAACCCATTTAGCATTTTTAGCTAATTTTTTAGAATTAACGGGTTTGAAACCAAATTGTTTTGTATAAGCATTATTTTTAACACCAGTAGGACCAGCTTTAGGACCTTTACCTAACGATGCTCCAGGATTAGCTTCTTCAACTTGGTGAGGAGCCAATTTATATCCTAGTTTATAAAAATAAGGTTTTTTGTGTGTTTTATGTGTAGCGAAGTTAACAAATGGTTCAGCCGTTTGCATACCTGAACCTGGAGTATAGCTAGCACCTGTACCGGTACCGCTTATTTCCTTTAATTTCTTTGCTAATTTATCAGCTAATTGTTTATTACTTGCCATGTATATTAGTAAGTTCTTCTAATAATTCATAATATTGCAACAAATTAACTAAATCATCATTACCCACGTTTGCTGTTTTTCCTAATTCAACTAAGAAATTCGATACTTCGTTGATTTTGATTTTAACTGCTTTATCAGTTACTTTATTGTTTAGACTTAGTAATGATGATTTAATTTCGTTTATTTTAGTATTGTAAAATGATCTTAATTTCGGAGTAGAATCAATTGAATTAATAAATTCTTTAAGGACCATTTTTTGGTTTTCGTTCAAATTAGCGTATTTACCATTGAATTTTTCTAACAATACACGGTAAGTTAAAATACGTAAATCTTGATCGTATGATTTAAATTCTTCTAACAATTGGTCTTTAACTTGTTTTTCATCAACTTGTTTATTAGTTAAGGTTTCAAGTAAAGATATTTTATTTGCAATTATTTGATCTGGGTTGGATAAATTATCACTATTATAAATTTCTAACAATGTATATAAAGCTGCTTGTGCTTTATAGTTAGGTAATTTAGGTTTAAAAAATTCATCAACGTTGTAATGTTTAGATATTTCTTTAATAAGATTATATTTTTGTCTTTTTAAAGATCCTCTATTTAATGATTTAGACGATTCGATGATAGTATTGATAACTATTTCAGCTTTACCTTCCGATAAATGTTTTTTGCTTAAAATAGTTTCATATAATTTATATTCTTTGCCTAACTCCGTTTTGACAAAGAATTTTTTAAGAATAGGGGTAGCTTTTGACTCTTTACCTGATAATGTGTCAGCTGTTATTTGTCTAACTAGCAATTCAAAAAGTATACCCGTATTCTTATATTTAGAATGTTTTATATTCATTCAATAAGTTTTATTATAAATATATAAAGATTATTACCCCTTTAATTGATCTTCATTTAGAAGCGTAGTATTGTCTATTTCTTTTGCAAACAATGGAGCTTTACCTAAACTTTCAATTAATGTTTTATTTTTTGCGAAAATTGATTTAGCATTTTCAAGAGCTAGTGGTGAACCGCCTTTATAATTTGGGGTACCATATCCTTCTTGGTCGTCTTTTTTCATAGCGGCTGTACCTAATCTGTCTTTACCAAATGCATTATCTTGGTGATTTCTGTCAGTTCCCGATTCTTCAGGACGACCTAATTTTAAATCCTCACCATATCCATCAGGTACGTTTTCAGGATTACTTCCCATTCTACCTTTACCATATGCTAAAGCTAAATCATGTGGTGTGCCGTAAGATTTACCTGTTACTTTAGGATCATTACCTTCATCAACAATTTGTTTCATACGGAAATCACGTTTAGCATCTTCAACCGTTTGATCACGATATTCATCATATTGGTCTTGTGATAAATGGAATATGTTATGATAAATCCAATCTGTAGGCAATAATTTGGATTCCATTATTTTCTGAGCTAATTCTACTTTTTGTGTCAACAATGCAATCTTTTCTTGATCGTATATGATTGAAGGTGTAGTTAAAGTTAATTCAAAATTGGTTAATTGTTCTGCTGTATAACCCTGAGTGTATAAATGTACTAATGCTATTTTGTATAATTCAGATAAAGTAATACGTTGGATACGATCAATTGTACGAGCGAAACGAATATCTTCAGCTGCTAATGTTGCTTTACCAGTTAAATCTTTTTCATAACCCATAAATGCTTTAGGTACTCTTAAAGCAGCAAATAGTTTATCTCTTAAGTAAGTAACATCTTCAATACCAGAATATTGTAAACCAGGTAAAGTATCAATTTTAGTTACTTGATCACCGTTACGAACAGGTATGAAATAATCTTCTAATAGATTTTGTTGGTTGTATTTTAAATTATATTGTCCTGTTTCTTGATCAATGAACGGAGTACGTTTCATTGTAGAAATAGTTTTTTGCATGAAGTTTTCTACTTCATTTGGAGGAATAGAACCAACGTTTAAGTAATAAACACGTTTGTCTGGAGAACGAACGATACGGTGAATTAACATCGCATCTTCCATCAATGTATATTGTTTAAATAAACGACGTGCTGGTTCGATATAAGCTCTACCATAAGGTAAATAGTTATTATCTGTTAACATTCTGAAGTGTGCTACTTCATAGTTGTCAAAATAAACACCTGGTTGTTGTTTTGGGTCCATACCTTGTACTGAATAATAACCTGAACCACCAGTATAGAAACCATCAGGTGAATATTTAAATTGAACGGAGAATGGATTATTTTTGTCAAATCCTTCTTCTCTTTCCATATGGTATGCTGCTATTGGAAGAACATTATAAACACCAAATTTTTCTGAGATTTCTAGTTTAAGAAAGAAATCACCATATTTACACATTTGACGAATCCAAGCAAATAAGTTAAATTCAATGTTTAAAACATCATAAAATAAATTATATAATGATTTTTGAATATCTTCGTTACTACTTCTAATTTGTAGCACCTCACCTAAATCGTTCTTTAACGTGCATTCTTCGGCTACAATATCTAAGGCCGATGCTATGATCGCATCGGTATCCATAATATCGTAGTCTGAGTAGATTTGGGGTCTTAAATAACGATAATTCAAGTTAAATTGGGCACCATACAATGAAGTAGAGTTAATGGAATAAATTCTATTAAATCTATCTACTAATGCATTTGTTGCAAATTCTCCTGATTGTTGGATAGTGTTAGTATCCATTACTTTAAGTTGGTTTCCACCCTCGTTGCGAATAATTACATCTGTTGAAAACAGTCTTTGTAATCTTTTAAATATACTTGTATCAGCCATATAATTATAATATACGAATAAATATTAAATAAGCCAACTAATATCTTCCTTTCCTCCCATTCTATTATCAATAGAATATGGATTATCGCGACCCGTTGCAAAATATGCACCTTGATGGCTAGAATTTGATTTACCCATATTACCTAATGCGGCACGGGTTAAATCTTGGCTTTGTGATTGAAATTTTAATGATGTGTCTCTTAAATACATTCCTATACCGAATGACATTACTAAGTCATCGTTGTATCCTGATTGTGCTTCAGCTCTACCATTTTTCCAAACAAATACTTTCATTTCTTCAAGTAAACGTTTAGAGCGGATTGTAACTGATCTATCCCCAATATATTCTTTAAATTTGTTTATTATTAAAGGACGTGTTTTAAGTGACATAGTAAAACCAGGAGTTACATTTTCACTGTTTTCATATTTGTTAAAGAATGAATCTACAGTTAATGCTTCTGTTTTTGGAGAGTAATATACATTTCTATATCCTCTTTCTAATATTGCGTCAATAGCAGCCCAACCAATAGAAGCGTTTTCACATGCTAATAAAGCTTGATTATATTCGGTAGCAATAGAAGTTAAAAAATAACCAAATTCTTTTGGAGGCATTTGACCTTTATATTCTGCTACTTGTGTATTTGTAGCAATATCCATAACATGGAAACCCGAAAAGTCTTTACCATCACCTCTAGCTACGTCGGCTACAACCATATAGTCTCTAGAGTAATCGGCTTGTTCCCAAATCCAAAGATTTTGGTCTGCGCCTCTTTTCTCCATTGGTTCTTGTACAGTAGTTTCTTTGATAAAATCAATCCATTCAGGATAAAATACAACGTCACCTGAAGTACTAAAGTCGCAGTCACACTCTTGTGCTGC